CGACGCGACGCGGGGAAGCTCGCCGGCCAGGTCGAAGCGAACGACACGAAGTGGCTGATGTCCTCGAAGCAAGGCCGGCGCATCGTGCGCCGCTGGCTCGCGGCCGCCGGCATCCACCGCACCAGTTTCACCGGCAACAGCGAGACGTTCTTCCGTGAAGGCAAGCGCGCACTGGGCCTCGAGATCGAGGCCGAAGTGATCAGGCACGCCGGCCCGGACTACATCCTGATGCTGACCGAAGGCATGGCATGACCATCGAAACCTCGCTGACCACGACCACGGACACCACCGCGGTATCAGCAACTGGCGCGGACGCGTCGACCGCCGCGGACACCACCGCGACGGGCGACCAGCCCGCGAATCAGCAGACTGGCACGGAGCAATCCGCTGATCCGGTTCTCGACGCAGAAGGCAAGCCGGTAGATCCGCCGAAGGCGGACGAGGGCGCGCCCGAGACGTATGCGGATTTCACGGCTCCCGAGGGCGTGACCGCGCCCGCCGGCGAGCTGCTGACGGAGTTCACGACGCTCGCGAAGGAACTGGGGATGAGCCAGGCGAAGGCGCAAGACGCGTTCGCTCTCGTCGCGAAGCTGGCAGAGAAGGGCGGCGCCACGGCGGCCGCGCGCGCTGCAGCTGCAGCCGAGACGGCGCGCCTCGCGACGATCGAGGCCAACCACGCAGCGGTGAGCGCGGACCCTGAACTCGGCGGCGAGAAGCTGGCCGAGAACATGTCCAAGGCGCGCACCGCGATGCAGGCCACGACGACGCCCGCGTTCCGCGAACTGCTGAAGACGAGCGGCCTGGTCAACAACCCGGAGCTGATCCGGCACTTCTTGACCATCGCGCCCGCGTTCTCCGAGAGCAAGCACGTCGCGGGCGGGACGGCCCCCGGCACCCAGAAGTCCGCGGCCAAGGTTCTCTACCCCAACTCGAATTGACTTCGGCTTTAGCAGCCGATAAAGAAAGCACCACATGGCACTTCTTTCCGCACTCGCACTGACCCTCGCCGACTGGGCGAAGCGCATGGACCCGAACGGGCAAGTCCCGGTCGTGGCCGAGCTGCTGAACCAGACGAACGAGATCCTCGAGGACGCGATGTTCGTCGAGGGCAACATGCCCACCGGCCACCGCCTGACCATCCGCACCGGCCTGCCGCAGATCTTCTACCGCCTGATCAATCAAGGTGTGCCGACCAGCAAGTCGACCACCACGCAGATCGACGAGGCGTGCGGCATCCTCGAGGCTCGCTCGCACGTCGACGTCGAGCTGGCCAAGCTGAACGGCAACACCGCCGAGTTCCGCCTGTCCGAAGATCGCGCCTTCATCGAAGGCATGAACCAGACGATGGCTGGCGCCATGTTCTACGGCAACCCGTCGAGCGATGCGCGCCAGTTCCTGGGCTTCCAGACCCGCTATAGCTCGCTGACGGCCGGCAACGGCCAGAACATCCTGGACGCCGGCGGCACGGGCTCGAACAACGCGTCGATCTACCTGGTCGTCTGGGGCGATCAGACCGTGTTCTGCCCCTTCCCGAAGGGCTCGCAGGCCGGCCTGCAGCACCAGGACCTGGGCGAGGACTCGGTGATCGACGGCTCCGGCGCGGCGACCCCGCAGTATTTCCAGGCGCTGCGCACGCTGTACCAGTGGAAGAACGGCCTGGCCGTCAAGGACTGGCGCTACGTGGTCCGGATCGCGAACATCAACGTCTCCGACCTGATCTCGCAGTCCGCCACGCAGGCCTCGACCGCCGCGACGCAGATCATCAACCTGATGAGCCGCGCGCTGGACCGCGTGCCGAACCTCGCGATGGGCCGCCCGGCCTTCTACGCGAACCGCACCGTGTATTCGCTGCTGCGCGTCGCGGCCCTCGGTAAGTCGAACGCCGCGCTGACGATCACCGACGCGCTGACGCAGTTCGGCACCCCGTACAAGCTGACCAGCTTCCTGGGCGTCCCGCTGCGCAAGGTCGACCAGCTGCTCAACACCGAGTCCCGCGTCGTCTAAGCCTGGCGCCCCGCTCCGGCGGGGCTCTTCGCACACGCACCCAACTTCAGAAAGCAGACCATGATCCTCGACGCACTCCAGACCCTCTTCGGGTCGATCTCGGCGGCCGGTGTCCTCACCGGCGCGGCGGCCAACGGCGCCGGCAACATCCTGTCGACCAACACCATCGACCTGGCGCCGCTCGCGCTGGGCGGCAACCAGCCGGGCGACACCGGCGCCGGCAACGACCTGACGGTCGTTTTCCAGGTACTGACCGCGCCGACCGCCGGCACCAGCGTGCAGTTCCAGCTGATCCAAGCCGACGACGCCGCTCTGACGACGAACGTGCAGGTCGTGAACCAGACCGACGCGTTCCCGATCGCTTCGCTGCCGGCTGGCACGTTGGTCCCGGTCGGTTGGGATCCGGTTGCACCGTATGCACCGAAGCGCTACTTCGGCGCGCGCATCGTCAACGTCGGCGCCATCGCGACGCTGTCGGTGTTCGCCTCGGTGGTCAAGGACCCGCAGGCGGTCAAGAACCTTTACTACAAGTCGGGCTACGCGGTCTCCTGATCGATCGACGCATACCCCTCAGAAAGGCGCCTACGGGCGCCTTTCTGGGTAGCAGAGCCCCAACCCCCACACGCAAGGCACCCACACCATGAGCACCGAAAAGCGCGAGCCCGTCAAGTACACCGTCCTCAAAAAGTCCCTCGTCGGCAACAAGATCTACGAGGAGGGCGAGACCGTCGAATACGACGGCCTGCCCGCCGAGAACCTGGCGCCGCAGTGCGAGGTCGGCCACGCGCGCTTCCAGGAGTACACCGAGACGAACAAGGCGCGCGTCGCCAAGATGATGGAGTTCCACGGCGACGCCGCGAAGAACGTTGGCGACCCGGCGGCATTCCAGGCTGCCTTCCTCGAAGCGCTGGCCGAGTCGAACAAGGTGCATGCCGAGCAGATGGCCGCGCTGCAGGTGGCGCAGGCCGACCTCATCGCGAAAGCTGTTGCCTCGGCCTTCGCCACCGCGTTCCCGAACGGCACCGGCAAGGCCGCCGCGAAGGCCTGGACGCCGAAGGGTGCCGCCGCCGCCGAGAGCGAAAGCGCCGGCGAATCGATCGCCTGACCATGGGTTTCCGCGCCTGGCTCGCCAGGCCGATTCTGATCTACCTCATCGAACTCGAAAGGCAAAACACCATGACCAACGACGAACTCCTGACCAAGCTGGGCACCGTGGCCTCCGGCCTCTCCACCATCGGTGACGGTGTGGTCGCCCTGAAGGCCGCTGTCGCGGCCGCCGGCGGCACCACCCCCGAGGTCGACGCCGCACTCGAAGGCGTCGCCACCAGCGTCGCCAACATCGTCTCCATCCTACCGACCGCGGCCACCCCGACGACGGCCTAACCCGCCCTGCAGGCGAGACGTGATCCGGGCGCCACGAGCGCCCGGTTTTCCTTCAAGAGGTGAAGCGTGGCATCCGAAGTCGACATCTGCAATCTGGCCCTGGCCAACCTCGGTGACGTCGCGAACTTGCAGGCGATCAACCCCCCGGACGGCAGTGCCCAGGCGGACCACTGCCAGCGTTTCTACCCGATCGCGCGCGACGCCTTGCTCGAGATGCACGAATGGAGCTTCTCCACGAAGCGCGCGGCGATGGCGCTGCTGTCCAACCCGATCACCGAATGGCTCTACTGCTACGCGCAACCGATCGACCTCCTGAACCCGATCGCGGTGATGGATCCCAACGCCACCGACGACTCGAGCGTCGCTATGCCGGCGCCGTCGATGGCGTTCTTCGGGTACAGCAACCCGGTGATCAACACCGCGGTCTACACGCCACAGGAGTTCACGCTCGAAGCCGCCACCGACGGAAGCGACGTGATCTACACGAACCAGCAGAACGCGGTACTGCGCTACACGGCGCGCGTCACGGACACGTCGAAGTTCTCGACGCTGTTCATTCGCACGCTCGCGGCGTCGCTGTCCTCGATGCTGGCCGGGCCGGTGCTCAAGGGCGATGCCGGCGAAGCGGCGGCCGGCCGGTGGGAGCTCCGTGCGTTCGGCCGCGACGGCAAGAGCGGGCTGTACGGCCGCGCGGTGGCTAACGACGCGACCAACAAAAAGACGAACGTCATGCAGCGGCACGCGGTCAGCTGGATCAACGCCCGATGAGGGGCTTCGCGCGCACCTTCACCGGCGGCGAGCTGACGCCGGAATTCTTCGGCCAGATCACTGACGCCAAGTACCAGACCGGTCTGGCCCTGGTGCGCAACTTCCGGATCCTGCCGCACGGTCCGGCGCAGAACCGTGCCGGATTCGAGTTCGTGCTCGAGGTGAAGGACTCGACGAAGGTGACGCGGCTGGTGCCGTTCACCTATTCGACGACGCAGACGATGGCGATCGAGGTCGGCGAGGGCTATTTCCGCTTCCACACGATGGACGCGACGACGCTCCAGGGATCGACGCTGATGAACGGGGCGGTTCCCTACGAGGTGGCGAACACCTTCGTGCAGGCCGACATCTTCGGCGTGAAGTACGTGCAGAGTGCCGACGTCTTCACGATGGTGCACGTCAACTATGCGCCCGCCGAGCTGCGCCGCGGCGGCGCCCTCGCCTGGACGTTCACGCCGATCTCGTTTGCGACAACGCTCGGCACGCCGACCGGCGTGACGGTGACGGCGCAACTCGGCGCCACGCCGGGCACGCCCAGCATCCACCGCTACGCCGTGACGGCCGTCGCGAGCAACAACATCGACGAGTCGCTGGTGTCGGTCGAGGCGGCCGCGACGACGTTCCAGGCGAGCATCTCCGCAATCACGAAGGCCGCTCCCGGCGTCTTCACGACGACCTCCGCGCACGGCCTGCTGGCAGGCGACCCGATCTACACGGTGGGCATCCTCGGCATGACTGCGGCGAACCTGACCGGGCTGATCGTCGCTACGGTGCCCAGCACGACGACGTTCACCGTGTCGCTGGCCGGCGCCGCGCTCGACACGTCCACGTTCGGTACCTACACGTCCGGCGGCAAGGTCTGGATGACGGCGGGCGTCAAGAACAACCTCTTCGACACCGGCGCGAGCAACACCGTCACCTGGACGAACGTGACCGGCGCACTTCGGTACCACGTCTACAAGTACAGCAACGGCCTGTGGGGCTACCTCGGCCAGGCGTCGGCGACCGCCGGATCGTTCCTTGACGACAACATCACCCCGGACATCAGCACGACGCCGCCCGAGGCTGCGAACCCGTTCAACTCCGCAGGGAATTACCCGGGCGCGGTGACATATTTCGATCAGCGCCGCGTCTTCGCGGGCACGATCAACCAGCCCCAGAACATGTGGCTCACCAGGGCCGGCACCGAGTCGAACCTGACCTATTCGATTCCGACGCGCGACGCCGATTCGATCTCGTTTCGGGTGGTCGCGCGCGAAGCCAACACCGTGCGCCACCTGGTGCCGCTCGCCAACCTCGTCGCATTGACCAGCTCGGCCGAGTGGCGCGTCACGAGCGTGAACACCGACTCGCTCACGCCGACCAGCATCAGCGTCAAACCGCAGTCCTACATCGGCGCCAACGATGCCGCGCCGGTGATCGTGAACAACAACGTGGTCTACGCGGCCGCGCGCGGCGGTCATGTGCGCGAGATGGCATACCAGTACACCGCGGGCGGCTACGTCACGGGTGACCTCAGCCTGCGCGCGCCGCACCTGTTCGACCAGATGACGATCATCGACATGGCGTTCAGCAAGTCGCCGTATCCGATCGTCTGGATGGTCAGTTCGAACGGCAACCTGCTGAGCCTGACCTACGTGCCCGAGCAGCAGATCGGCGCCTGGGCTCACCACGACACCGACGGCGTGTTTGAGTCGATCTGCGTGGTCGCCGAGGGTGCCGAGGACGTGCTCTATGCGATCGTCCGGCGGGTGATCAACGGCACGTCGAAGCGCTACGTCGAACGCATGCGCCCCCGCGTCTTCGCGACGCTGGCCGACTCGTTCTTCGTCGACTGCGGCGGGACGTTCGTGAGCACGACCGGCGCTGTGTCGACCATCTCGGGCGCCTACTGGCTCGAAGGCAAGACCATCAGCATCCTCGCGGACGGCGCAGTGCACCGGCAGCTCGTGGTATCGGGCGGCAGCTTCACGCTGGACAACCCGGCGACGAAGGTGCAGTTCGGCCTTCCGATCACGGCAGACCTGCAGACCCTGCCGGTCGCCAACCAGTCGGAGGCGGCCGGCCAGGGCAAGAAGAAGAACGTCAACAAGGTCTACGTGCAGATCAAGGACTCGGGCGCCCCCGCCACCGGGCCGTCCTTCACGAGCCTGACGTCGCCGAAGATCCGCACGACCGAGCCCTACGGCGCGCCGCCGAACCTGCAAACAGGCGAGGTCGAGATCGTGAACCGCGCGGCGTGGGGCGACAGCGCGCAGGTCTGCCTGCGCCAAACCGACCCGCTGCCGCTGACCCTGATCAGCATGACGATCGACTACGCCGAGGGCGGCTAGTTCACATAGGCCGCGCCGTGGCTCGTACCTTCCCTGTTAACTTCAGGGAACGAGACGCCGACAGTGGCTGACGCATCGGGAATTAGCCAGTTCGGAATGGCCACGCAGATCGGCGGCGCCCTGTCGTCCGCCATCGGCGCCTACTCGTCGATCAAAGGGCAGAAGTCCCAGCTGCGCATGCAGGCGATCTTGGACGCGATCAACGCCAAGACCGCGAACGCGTCCGCCGACTCGGCGCTGGCGGCAGGCCAGCACGAGGAGCAAGCGAGCATGCTGCGCACCGCGCAGCTCAAGAGCACCCAGCAGGCCCAGTTCGCTTCGAGCGGGATCGATCTCGGAGAGGGCAGCGCGGCGCGCGTCCTAACCAGCACGGACGTGATGGGCGCGATCGACAAGAACACGATCGCGGCCAACGCGGTGCGTGCCGCATGGGGCTATCGGACCCTGGCAGTGAACGACCAGAACGAAGGGCTGCTCGCGAACGCGAGCGCGGATCAGCTCAGCCCGATCGGATCGGCCGCAACGTCCCTCCTCGGCAGCGCCGGCGGCGTCGCGCAGAACTGGTACATGCTCAACAAGTCGGGCGCGTTCACGACCTCCAACAAGACAGGGAGCGGCAGCGGGGTGGTTGACGCAGGTTCGGTTCCGAATCTGAACATCGGCTGAGATGGCTATCCCGACCTACTCGAACTTCACGACCGGCCAGACCACCGCGCCGGATGCGAAACTCGCCGTGCCGGGCGGGCCGAACGCTGAGCAGATCGCCGGCGAGCAGGCCCAGCGCACCGGCGCAGCGATGCAGAGCGCAGGTGACGCCGTCTCGAAGATCGCGCTGTCCATGCAGGACCAGATCAACCAGACGCGCGTGAACGACGCAGTCAACCAGGCGCGCATCGCCGCGCAGCAACTCACCTACGACCCGGCGACCGGCTACAAGGCTCTGCAGGGTCACGACGCGCTGCAGCGCCCCAACGGCCAGCCGCTCGCAGCGGAGTACGGTGACAAGCTCAGCTCCTCGCTGAGCACCATTGCAGGCAACCTCGGCAACGACGAGCAGCGCCGCGCTTTCGCGCAGTCCTCGGCGGCGCTGGCCACGCAGTTCCAAGGCGACATCGAGGCGCACACCCTGCAGCAGTACGGGGTCTATCACGACTCCGTCAACGACGCGACGATCGCCCTCGCCAAGAACAGCATCGCGCAGAACTGGGACAACCCCGACCTGATCTTCGGCCACACCGACGACCACGGGAACTACACGCCCGGCGCGGTCGATGCGATCAAGGCGGCGACCATGGCCAGGGCCCAGCAGCACGGGCTCGAAGGCGCACCGGCAGACGCCGCCATCCTCGACGCCGTCAGCAGCGCGCACCGCGGTGTCGTGCAGTCCGCGCTCGAGAACGGCAACCCAGGCTACGCCATGAACTACATGGACGCGGCGCGCAAGCGCGGCGAGCTGACGGGCAACGACATCCTGGCGCTGCAAGCCCACGTCACGCAGGCGAACAACCTGGCGGTGTCCACGGCGGCCGTCGGCCAGACGGCAACGGAGGTGTCGCGCGCCTTCGCGCCGACGACGCTCGATCGCTTCCACCAGATCACGGCAGGCACGGAGTCGGGCAACAAGGACTTCGCCCCCGACGGCACCCCCATCGTCTCGCCCGTTGGCGCCAAGTACGCGATGCAGGTGATGCCGGCCACGGCAGCGAACCCGGGCCACGGGATTCGCCCGGCAGCCAACGACTCGGCCGCGGAATACAACCGGGTGGGCGCGTCACTGCAGGCCGCGCTGCTGCAGAAGTACGGCGATCCGGCGCTGGCCTGGGCGGCGTACAACGCGGGCGAAGGCAACGTCGACAAGGCTCTGAAGGACGCAGACGGCGGCGATTGGATGAGCGCGCTCGCCGCGTACCAGTCGCCGGCCAATCACCAGCAGACCGTCAATTACGTGAAGACGAACATGAGCCAGCTCGAGGACCCGACGCAGGGTCGCGTCGCGCGCCCGACCGAGCTGCAGTTTGTCAACAGCGCGCTGTCGAAGCTCCCCGCCGGCGCGACGCCTCAGCTGGTGCAGATGACCCGGGAGCACGCCACGCAGCAGTTCAACGTCATCGACAAGACGTTCACCGAGCAAGGCACCCAGGCGCTGTCGGCAGTGCAGCAGTGGCTCTACGCGAACAAGGGCAGCGGCGCAACCGTCGCGGACGTGCCACAAGAGCTGATGGACCCGCTCCTGCGCTTCGCGCCTGGCGACGCCGGCCGGCCGCTGGAGTCCTTCAGCAAGGCGCTGCAGCGCGGCGACACCGTCACGAACCTGGGCCGCTACAACGACATCGTGTCGAACAAGGCCCAGTACTTCAGGATGAGCCAGCCGGCGTGGGACATGCTGCAGACCGAACTGAGCCCGAGCACGTTCCAGCAGCTGTCGAAGCAGCGGGCCGAGTGGACCAACGGCACGGGTGACGACTCCCCGAACGGCATGGACCACGCGACGATCGCGCGTGTCTTGAACGAGCGTCTGGCCAGCATGCAGTTGCCGACCACCGCGCGCGCCGGGACGTCAGACAGTGCCTGGCTCGGAGCGACGAAGCTTTTCGTCGACCAGTCGATCCAGCAGGCCCAGTACTCGAGCGGGAAGCGCTTCACGCCGGACGACATCGAGACGCACATGGACAAGCTGTTCGCGGCGAACGTCCAGTTCCGCCGCACGCTGTTCGGCTACGACCTCGGCAGCGCCTCGCCGCACAACCTGATGGGCATGCGCGTCGGTGACCTGAACCCCGACACCGTGACGAAAATCAAGGCCGCCTACGCCAAGGCCGGCCGGGCGAATCCGAGCGACACCGACGTTCTGAACGCATACCGGAATTTCCAACTGGGCCAGCAATGAGCGATCCGTTCGACGACGCGGTAGCGTCGACTCTCCAAGGAAGCGCGGCGCAGATCCGCGACAACGTTGCCCAGGCCCTGCCCGTCAACCCTGACGCCGAGGCGCAGACGCGCCGCGCCGCGGCTGTCGCGCGCGTGCCGCTCGTCACCGCGCGGGCGATGCCGGATCAGGTGAATCAACAAGCTCGGATGTCGACGTTCGACGCCAGCTTGCTGCAGCGCCAGTTCCCGACCACGGCGCAGTTGCTCGCGGACCCTGATCTTGCGAAGTTGACGCACGACGACATCCCGGCGACGACGAACGTCGAGACCGCCGTGAAAGCGCCGGCCGTCGCACAAAACCCGGCGCTCGATCCGGCGCCCGGCAGGCCATTCACCATGGGCCGGGCGGTGAACTATCTGTTCAGCGCTGACCCTACCGACCGCACGTTGATGAGCGACGTCGGCAGCGGCGCGCTGTCGCTCGCTCGCGGCCTCGGCGGCTCGTTCAACAAACTCGCGGAGGCTGTCGGGCTTGTCACCGCCGCGCCCGCCGTCCTTGCTGACAAGGTGCGAGGAGACACCAGTGCCTCCGACTGGTGGTTCCGCAACATGGTGACGCCGCGTGTCGCGGACGAGTCGGCGTTCAACCTTCCCCCTGACGCGACCTTCGCGGACAAAGGCTTCCACGCGGGCGGCGCCTTGCTGGGCACGATGGCGCAGATCGTGTTGACGGGCGGCGCTGGCGAGGCGGCCGCACCTATCGCCACTGGCGATACGGTCGCCGCACGGGTTGGCGCTTTGGCTGCGCACGGTACGAAGGCGATGACGACCCCGGCGCTCACCGAAGCCGTGAACACCGGCCGCGAGGTCTTCGAGCGCACAGGCGATGGTGACGCCGCACTGAAGGCGGCGACCGCTGCATACGGCACGACCGCCGCCGCGGGCGTGGTGCCGATCTCGGCCGCGGGTGGCCTGGTGAAGCGCGTGCTGACCGGGGCGCTGAGCGGCGCCGCGTCCGGTGAGGCGTCCCGCCAGATCATGAACGCTGCATCGCCCGACACGATGCAGACGTCGTTCGATTGGGAGAACCAGTTCCTGTCGATGATCACCGGCGCCGCGCTCGGCGGCGCCATGGGGCCGCGCGACGCCTCGGCGCTGCCCGCGGTTCGCGACAGCTATGCCGAGGCCTATCAGGCCGCCCGAAGCGAAGCCCAGAACGCACAACTCGCGGAGATCTCGAAGGCGGCTGTCGCTAGCAAGCTGCGCGAGCGCGACCCTGCGGCGTTCAAGCAGTTCGTGGCTGACGCCGCGGATGGCAGCGACATGCACAGCGTGCACATCGAGGGAGCGAAGTTCGCCGAGATCCTGCAGCAGGCCGGCGTGTCCGGTGACGAGCTGCGCCAGACCATGCCTGATGTCGCGAGCCAGATGGACGCTGCGCTCGGGGAGAACGCGCCGCGCAATGCGCTGGTGACGATCCCGATCGAGGACTTCGCGACGCACATTGCGGGCAGCAAGTTCGAGCAGCAGTTCCTCGCGAACGCGCGCGTGACGCCGGAAAGCGGCACGGCCGCCGAGGGCGACACGCTCAAGCAAGAGCAGCAGGCCGATCTGCAGTCCCGCGCGCAGGCGCTGGCGGACACGCACGACAACAACGCGGCCTACCAGGCGAGCGTCGATCGCATGAACGCCCAGGTTGACGCCAACCTCGCCGGCCTGAAGATGCGCCCCGACCAGCTCGAGGCGAACAGCATGTTGCTGCGCGAGTTCTACAAGACGCAGGCCGACCGCACCGGCGTGATGCCGGACGAATTCGCTGCGAAGTACCCTGTCAAGGCCACTAATCGCGAGCTGCTCGGCGACAAGTACGCCCAGGACGTGCCGCACATCGAGGACGATCACCTCGGCCCGGCCGCCGCGCTGATGGAGATGGGCAAGCGCGACGACCTGTTCCAGTACCCGAAGTCCAACGAGAAGGACCCGGTCAAGATCGCGGCCGACAAGTCGCCTGGCCTGAAGGTGACGCCCGAGACGGTCACGCAGATGGACGGCAGCGAGAAGCACACCGGCAACTGGGACATCGTGTCGCCCGATGGCAGCGGCACCGCGATCATGAGCCGCC